CCCGATCCGGCGCTTACGGTTTCGGAATGGGCGGATCGACATCGGGACTTGAGTCCGCGGGCTTCTGCCGAGCCCGGACGATATCGCACCGATCGCACGCCCTACATGCGCGCCATCATGGATGCGCTCTCGCCGGCCCATCCGGCGCGCCGCGTGGTGTTCATGAAGGCGGCGCAGGTCGGCGCGACCGAATCCGGAAACAACTGGATCGGCTACGTCATCCATCATGCACCGGGGCCGATGCTCGCGGTGCAGCCAACCGTGGAGCTTGCGAAGCGCTTCTCGCGCCAACGCATCGATCCGCTGGTCGAGGAATGTCCGTCTCTGCGCGAGCGGGTGAAGCCTGCGCGCTCGCGCGACGCCGGCAACACGGTTCTGTCCAAGGAGTTTCCGGCGGGCTTGCTGGTCATCACCGGCGCCAACAGCGCGGTGGGGCTGCGCTCCATGCCGGCGCGTTATCTCTTTCTCGACGAGGTCGATGCCTATCCACCGTCCGCCGACGAGGAAGGCGATCCGGTCGCGCTCGCCGAGGCGAGAACGCGAACCTTCTCGTGGCGGGCGAAGGCGTTCCTGACCTCGACGCCGACGATCCACGGGTTCTCCCGGATCGAGCGCGAGTACGAGGCATCGGACCAACGTCGGTACTTTGTGCCCTGTCCGCATTGCGGAGTGTTGCAGTGGCTGCGCTTCGAGCGGCTGCGGTGGGACAAGGGCAAACCGGAGACTGCGCATTACGAATGCGAGGCCTGCGATGCGGCGATCGAGGAGCATCACAAGACCGCGATGCTTGCAGCCGGCGATTGGCAAGCGACCGCGGAAGCGGCCGATCCCGGCACGATCGGTTTTCATTTGTCGGCGCTTTACTCGCCGGTCGGCTGGTTCTCATGGGCCGACATCGCGCGCATGTGGGAGGCAGCGCAGGCCACCGACGAAGCCAAGCGCAGCTTCAAGAACGGCGTCCTCGGCGAGACCTGGATCGAAACCGGCGAGGCGCCCGACTGGCAGCGGCTCTACGATCGTCGCGAGCCCTGGCAGATCGGCACGGTGCCGTCCCGCGGTCTGTTCCTGACGGCAGGTGCGGACGTTCAGAAGGATCGGATCGAAGTCGACATCTGGGCTTGGGGTCGCGGCCTCGAAAGCTGGCTTGTCGAGCATCTTGTGATCGAGGGCGGACCCGACCGCGCCGAGAGCTGGGATGAACTGAGCGGCTTGCTGGATCGCACCTGGCCCCACGCGCATGGTGCACGGCTTGGCCTCGCGAAGCTCGCAATCGATACGGGCTACGAGTCGCCCGCGGTTTACGCCTGGGCGCGCAAGGTCGGGCACGCGCAGGTCGCGCCAGTCAAGGGTGTCGAGGGCTTCAACCGGGCGGCACCGGTGGTCGGTCCGACCTTCGTGGATGTGACCGAGGCGGGGCGCAAGCTCCGGCGCGGCGCCCGGCTTTGGACGATCGCGGTCGCGACCTTCAAGAGCGAGACCTATCGGTTCCTACGTCTTGAACGGCCTACCGACGAGGAGCTTGTGGAAGGCGCGACCTTCCCGCCCGGCTTCGTTCACTTGGCGCGCGGCGTCGAGGCGGAGTGGGTCAAGCAGCTCGCCGCCGAGCAGCTCGTCACTGTCAGGACTAAACGCGGCTTCAGTCGGCTTGAGTGGCAGAAACTGCGCGAGCGCAACGAGGCGCTCGACTGTCGCGTCTATGCGCGCGGCGCGGCCTGGATCGCCGGCGCCGACCGCTGGACCGATTCGAAATGGCGCGACCTCGAGGATCAGGTCGGGCCGGTCCCCGATGAAAGTGTGGCGACCTCGGCGCAGAGCGACGCGCAAGGCCTGACCGCGGGCATCCTCGCCCGCGCCCCGAGCGTAGCCGGCAGGCGCCGCTCCGATTGGCTCGCCGTAGATAAAGGATGGCTGAGGTGATGTGGACCGATAACGAGCTGGCCGCACTCCGTCGCGCCTACGCATCGGGGACGCTGCGCGTGAGCTATGACGGCCGCGCCGTCGAATACGGCTCGGCCGACGATCTCTTGAAGCGCATTCGGACCATTGAGCGCGAAATCGCGGCTGCGTCGTCGGCTTCAGCGCCGGTGGCCGGCTATGCCGGGTTTTCCCGCGGCGATCGTTGATGGCGCAAGCGACCTGGCTTGACCGCGCCATCGGCGCCGTCGCCCCTCGTGCCGCCGTTCGCCGTGTCCTGGCACGGCAAAGCTTCGAGGTGTTGACGCGCGGCTATGACGGCGCGGCTCGTGGCCGGCGCACGGACGGTTGGCGGGCGCCAAACTCTTCGGCTGACGCCGAGATCGCGATGGCCGGCGCGCTGTTGCGCGATCGCATGCGCGACCTGGTGCGCAACAATCCGCACGCGGCCAAAGCGGTGTCGGTTCTGGTCAACAATATCGTCGGCGCCGGAATCATTCCGCGCGCCGCGAGCGGCAACGAAAAGCTCGATCGCGAAGCCGACGCGTTGTGGGAGAGCTGGTCTTCCCAGTGCGACGCGGACGGTCAGCTCGATTGCTACGGGCTGCAGACGCTGGCCTGCCGCGAGATGGTCGAGGCCGGCGAGGTGTTGCTACGGCGCCGTCCGCGGCGGGCGACGGACGGGCTCGACGTCCCGTTGCAGGTTCAGATCATCGAAGCCGACCTTCTGGACGGCACGCGTAACGGTGATCTCGCCAACGGTGGGCGCATTCTGCAGGGCGTCGAGTTCGACGCGATCGGCCGCCGGCGCGCCTACTGGCTGTTCGCCCAGCATCCCGGCGATCACGCGGTGTCGCTGCGCCGCAGGCTGGATAGCGCATCAATCCCTGCTGGCGACGTCGTCCATCTCTACGAAAAGCAGCGCGCGCAAGTGCGCGGCGTGCCGTGGGGCACGCCGGTCATGCGGGCACTGCGCGACCTCGACGATTGGACGCAAGCGGAACTCGTCCGCAAGAAGACCGAAGCGTGCGTGGTCGGAATCGTGCTCGGCGCCGACGAGGGCGAGCAGGGCATCGCCCCATCCGTGGTGGATGCCGATGGCAATCGCGTCGAGCAGTTCGAGCCCGGGCTGATTGCCTACGCCCGCGGCGGCAAGGACATCAAGTTCAACCAACCGGCGACGACTGCGGCGGTATCGGAATGGCTGCGGGCGCAACTGCACATCGTCGCGGCTGGATTTCGGCTGCCCTACGAACTGCTCACCGGGGATCTGAGCCAGGTCAACTATTCATCGATCCGCGCCGGTCTGGTGGAGTTCCGGCGGATGATCGATGCCGTGCAATGGCAGCTGTTCATTCCGATGTTCTGCCAGCCGGTGTGGGACTGGTTCACCGAACAAGCCTGGGCCGCCGGAAGATTGCCGCAGGCGAGGATCGCGGTCGCGTGGTCGCCGCCACGCTTCGAGGCGGTCGATCCGCTGAAAGATGCCATGGCCGACATGCTGGCGATGCGGTCGGGCACTATGACGCTTGCCCAGGCCATCGCGCGGCAAGGCCATAACCCGGACGCGGTGCTGGCCGAGATCGCGGCCATGAACGCCAAGCTCGACGCGCTCGGGCTCGTGCTCGACTCAGACCCACGCAAGGTGACGAAGACCGGCACGCTCCAGAACGAACCACAAGTATCGAGCTTGGGCAGTGATTAGTGCCAGCCCTAGGGGTCAATGCGAACGCCTTCGAAGCGCGTCCCCGCGAGAATAGCTTCGACGGCACCGCGATTGATCTTGGAGCCGCAGGTGATGCTGAGGAGGTCTAGGCGACAAAATTCGTCAGCGGCTGAGATTGGGACAGGCCAGTATTCATGGACTTTGTCCTTGCGCGCTCGATTAATGCCGTCACGGTAACGCTTGATGATGAGTCTGACTTCGTTCTCGTCCTTGTAACCAAGGGAAAGATAAAAGGCAGCGATCTTGGATAGAGTCCATGGAACAAAGACAACTCCTTCCTTTGCAGATAACGCGTCATTCAATTTCTTGAGGAGAGTGCCTCTACCCGTCTTGTACTGCATGGGGCGGAGGTCAGCTGCTCCTGGGCTGACATGAAAGCGCAAACGAACGCCTTTTCCATCACCGCCGAAATCACGCCAGAGCTGCCCTTCACTTGAACCGCCTGGACGCGTGAACGAGCCATAGAAAAGATCATTTGCGAGCTCTTCATAAAAAGGCACACCAATTGTTCTATGGTCGAAATATCCTTGAAGGTCATGCTCCCGCGCAAACGTGGTGAACTCGTCCTCCGAGAGTCGCTTTGCAAGCGAATACAGCCGAAACTCACCTGCGGCGACGATGCCTTTGAAAGCGTCAAATGTGGTGTAGTGATCGAGTTCAGCCGGTGATGGTTCACGCGGAAACATCGTGGCAAGGATCGCCTCGGAAATTTCGTTTCTGCTTGTGAACTCGCATACGTAATCTGGGCGGACGTGAATTTGGCGCTCGTCAAAAATGCCTTCGCGGTTCACCTCACGCAATACGG